CCAAAGAGCAATATTGAATGGTAGAAGTAATTTTAGAGATATCATATTGAAATATAGACAAGGTTGAGTTTCAACTCTATTTATTATTGTAATGCTCGATGAAGTGCTATTTTGAGGTACGAATATAAATAATGTATTTATTACACATAGACAAGACCTACTAGATGTATTCTTCCAAAAAGCTAGATTCGTATATGAACATATCCCTGCAGAATTTAAAGGATTATTGCCTATCCCATCTACAGATAATGCAAACGAACTAGCATTCGCAAAAACTCAATCCTGAAAAATATTAAACAATAGACTAAAAATCTGACTTGATGTGCGTTGACAAACTCCAACAAGATTACATATATCAGAATTCGCATTTATTGATCCTGAAAAACAAGTAAAACTAAAATTATCAATCGACCAATTCAGAAAAACTAGAATAACAATAGAAACCACAGCGAATGGTATATGAAATGTATTCTATAATGCCTGTATGCAAGCAAAAAATGGTAATGGATCTTATAAACTATTATTTTATCCATGGTATATTGAAGAAAGAAATGTAGAAAGGTTAAAGGAGTGAGAAGAAATGCTTTTAGATACCGAAGAAGCTCAACTTAAAGAAAATTATGATCTAACTCTAGAACAATTAAGATGGAGAAGAACAAAAATCCATGATGCAGAAGTTTTATGAGAAAATTGACATAAATTATTCGAACAAGAAAATCCTACTACAATCGAATGAGCATTCGTGTCTTCATGAGTAACAGTATTCGATCCTGCATTAAAATATAGAATAGTTAAACCTATAAAAGAAATAGAATGATGGAAAATATATGAAAGAGCTCAAGATAAACTAATATTCGCAGTTGATATGGCAGAATGATGAGTTAAAGGGGATTTCTCAGCTATATCAGTTAGAAATACCGAATGAAATATCGTAGCTACATATAAAGCAAAAGTATGAGAAGAAATGCTAGCTAAAAAATTAGATTGGCTATTTAACTATAAAGACTTAGGATGAGAATATGTATGAAATGTTCTACCTGAAAATAATGTGTGACTAGCTTTTATAAACGAATGTAAAAAATATTCATGGTTCCATGAAAGAATGCTNGTAGAAAGAAGAAATGATAAAATGGTATGAGAAGATAATCAAATATTTAAATATTGATTCAGAACTACACAAAAAAGTAAAGATTTATTGATAAGACAATATAGATGAGCTTTATATAAATGAGCCATAAATATAACTGCAGACCTATACTCAGAAATCCTTACATATGTTTATGATAAAAATAATAGACCTAATGCCATAGCTCCAAATCATGATGATTTACTAATGGCAGATATGATATGATATCATTGAATATTAGTAGAACCAAATCTTCTAGAATATGATGAAAAATATGAATTATCAGATGAAAGACTTGAAAGTTTGAGAAATAAAGATATATTACAATTGAAAGTATGAAATGAAGAAAAACAGCAAACAGAAAACCTGTTAGACTGATATACTAGGGAAGAATATTGTTAGTTGTATAAAAATTTAGAACAATGGAAATAGCATTAATAATAGCAATTGTATTAATAGTTTGAATATTATGATTTATCGTGTATAAATTATTAAATACATTAGAAAATATTGCAAAACTACTTAAAGCAGATAATCTTCAAGAGTATATAATGGAAGATTCAGAAACTGAAAATAAAATTCAAGTATGACAAAATGAAAGATTCCAAGACATCTGAACAATGACAGATGATGATTTAAGAAATGTAAAAATAGATCCTAACCATCTATATAATTGAGCGTTATGAGGTAAACCAACTACTGAAAACTTTAATTGATAAAATAGGATACTATGAATAGCACAAAACAGGACTCATATAAAGATATAATAAGTAAGTTTGATGACTTTTTATTAGAATCAAAAGATTATAAAAGCACATGGGAAATTAGAAGTTTCGTGAATGAAAACTTTTATGAATGAAATCATAGAGTTGTTTATGATACAACTACTAAACAATTAACTACTTTACCTAAAACATCAGATAGTGAATATACTATTTGAAAAGTTAGAAAGATAGTTAGATGAGTTAGAAATATGATCCTGAAAAATGATCCAAGATGGCATCCAACTAGTTCAAGAACTCAAAGAATAACTCCTGAAGAAAAAAAGGTTTCATGAGCATTATTGCAAGCAGTATATAAAGAAGACCACCTGAAAGATAAACTAAAAGACTTATTAACCCATTCATTAACTAAAACGTTAGCATGGACTTTTGTTGGTTATGATAATAGAAAAAAGGATATAGATATATTTATAGAAGATCCTTTCAATATTTATACTTCTCCTGATGGTAGATTAGAATGACCTGTTTTTGTATGAAAATATATAATTAGAACAATAAGAAAATCTCTCGATGATATTAAAAATAGCTCATTGTATAATCAATGAGATTTTAAAGATGATGTGAAAAATATTGAAGCTGACACTAGAATGGCTGAAAGCGAATATAAAGACTCATTACTTAAACAAGATTATAAAATACCTATCGATGAAAATGGTTCTGCAATAGTACAAGAACTATATATTATGCAAAACGTAAAGGACAAATGAAGTAAAAAAATTGAAGACAATATTTCTCCTGAAGAAGACCAAATCAATAATCCTGATCAAAAAGTAAAAGTTAGAATTATCACTAAAGTAGGACAAATAATTATAAGAGATGAAATGACTGATGATGACCAATTCCCATTATTAGCATACCAACCTGAAAGAAATAAAGGACTTTTATATTCTCCTGCATGGATTGATCCACTAATCCAATTAAATAAAGCTTTGGATGAATGATATTCTAATAGAGCAGATTGGTTAGAAAAATTTGCGAAAGGTAGATATATGGTATCTAAAGGTTCAAAATTCTCTGTTATTAAATGAAGAAATGGACAAGTTGTAGAATATACAGGTAGTAAACCAACATTAATGGATTCAGGTAATCTTCCACAAGAAGTTAATATCCATATGAATGAAACTGAAAGACTAATGGAAGATTTATGAGGTATCCACTCAGAATCAACAGGTAGGCTATCAGGTTCAGCTCTTTCATGAGTTGCAATTGCACAACTACAAGCTTCAGATAATAACAATGTATCTGAACCAGTAGATAATCTTAAAACTTTCATGGAAGAAATGGCTTATAGAATATTAGTCCTATGAAGTAAATTTTATAATTTAAGAGAACTAGATACTGATGAATGAACTGAAAGAATAGTATGATCAGAAGTTAAAAAAATAGTAGAAGAAGCTTCAGGACAAAAACTATGAAATGATATCATAGAAATAAAACCTATCAAAAATATAGAAGTTGAAATTGTCCCAGGTTCTGCATTTAGTGACCTACAAGCTAGAGCAGACCTAGTAGAATTAAGATGACTATGAGTAGCAATACCTGATAAATTAATTATAGACTCGTATAAACTTGGAAATACTGAAGTTATAATGAATCAATATGAAGCTGAACAAGCTGAGAAAGAAGCTCAAGAAGATTGAGAAGAAGGACTTGAAGCTAAACAAGCTGAGTTAGAAAATCAAAAACTTCTAGAATGAGCAAATATTGTAGCTCAACAAGCTGAAAATCATGAAATACATTTAGCTATTCATGGAGCTGTATTATCACAAATATGAGAATGACCTCAAAGTCAATTACTTGTACAGCATATGCAACAACATGAAGCTATGTTCGCACCTGAAAACCAAGTAATTCCACAGGAAGAAATTTTACCTGCTAATGCATAAATATGGATAATTTAAGAGATTTAGAAATAGATAAATTTAAAAGAATTGCTGTCTGAAAATCAGTAGTTAATGTTTGAATGAATGATTCTCTATGAAATGATATTAATCCTGCTACAGAAGAAAAGCAGGATACTATTATAGCAAATCAATTTCCAGCAGATTACTTTACACAAATAGTATCCTGAAAAGTACCTTGACAAAAAATAATGAGTGCTATGTGAGAAAGATTAGATATTCAAAACTGATCCCCTTGAGAAGATGTATGGAGATGAACTGCTGTACAAATACCAACTCCAAGTATTCTATGAGAACAAATGAGTGTTGTATCTGATGATGTTGCTGATACAGATTGATGAACTTGAGTAAGGTCTGTTGCAATACATTATTTAGATAGTGCTTGAGCTGAACAAGAAGAAGTTGTAATATTAAATTGAACTACTGCTGTGGATACAGTTGCTACTGATATTATGTTTATTAATGATTTTCATACTATTACTGTTTGAAGTAATTGAGTAGCTGAATGAGTTATTAATATATTTAAAAAATGAGCTACTTCTACTATTTACAATATGATAGAAGAATGATGAAATAAATCACTCGTACCGAATAGAATGGTACCTGCCTGAAAAACCCTTGTATTGAAATGATGGCATTGTTCAGAAGCAAGAGATAAAAGAACAGTATTCAGAATAAGGAGTACAGACCATTATTGAGTAATAGTACCTTGAGTATTCTTATTTAAAGACACTATGTATTTGAGAAAAAATTCTAGTGGAGAATTAACACTGAATGTACCTGTTCCTGAATTATCAATAGTAAAAATATCTGCTTGGGGAGAACAAACAGATTG